TCAGAAATCCGCTTTTAACACCACGCGGTAACGGGCTTTGCCGTCGCGCACGTGCTGCAACGCTTCGTTAATCTGCGACATCGGGAACATCTCCGTCGTCGGTGCCACTTTCGCGCGTCCGGCGAATTTCATCAGCTTACGCAGTTCATACGGTGTGCCGGTTGCGGAGCCGGAAACGCTGCGATCGCCTGCGATCAGCGTAAAGGCCGGGACTTCGAGCGGCTTCAGCACCGCGCCAACGGTGTGAAAATGCCCGCCGTGGGTGAGTGCCTCAAAGTAGGGCTGCCAGTTCAGATCAACGTTTACCGTGTTGATGATCAGATCGTACTGACCCGCCAGCGCTTTCAGTGCATCCGCATCGCGGCTGTTCACCACGTAATCGGCCCCCATAATGCGTACTTCTGCCTCTTTCGCCGGGTTCGAGCTAAACGCCGTTACTTCGCAGCCCATCGCGTGCAGCAGTTTAATAGCGATATGGCCCAGCCCGCCGATACCGATCACGCCAACGCGGCTGGTGGCGGTGATGTTGTGCATCAGCAGCGGTTTAAACACGGTAATGCCGCCACATAACAGCGGGCCGGCGGTTTCGATATCAATGCTGTCCGGCAGCGGGATAACCCATTGCCAGTCGGCGCGCAGTTTATCGGCAAAACCACCGCGGTTGAGAATGGTTGGCACCGCGCCTTCCTGGCAGTTGATCTGATTGCCATCAATACAGGCATCACAGTGCCCACAACTGCGCGCCGTCCAGCCGATGCCCACGCGTTGTCCGATTTTCAGACCTTTATTTTGTGCCGCGCTGCCCAGATCCACCACGCGGCCAATTACTTCATGCCCGGCGACCAGCGGATACTGGGAGAAGCCCCATTCGTTATCGATCATCGAGAGATCCGAATGGCAGATCCCGCAGTAATCCACCTGCACTTCCACATCTTCCGCCGCCAGTGGGCCAGCGTCATACTCCTGCAGCTCCAGGGCGGCGCCAGCCTGCGGTGCGGCGTAACTTTTAATGATGCTCATCACGGATTCCTTTGATTTAGAGGGAGACGCATGAAGTGTAGGGCATTGGCAGGCTCTGCGGCAGCTTGCGGGTGTACATACCGCCCGTTTCGTTAATGTATGGCGGTATATGGCACGCCGCAGGCCGCTATTTTCGGATTTTCCATACGGCTATTTTGGCGTGGCGACTTTGCAACACGATGTGTCCGAACCATCCTCAAAAGGTGCTGTACCCACCCACAAACCCGGAGCAACCACCATGGCGAATCAACCGCAAAGTACAGGCGCTGGCGGCCTGGCGCTAATTAAATCTTTTGAAGGGCTTAGGCTGGAAAAATACAAAGATGCCGTGGGTAAGTGGACCATTGGCTACGGACATTTGATCTTACCGAATGAAAACTTCTCCCACCCGATTACCGAAGCCGAGGCCGAAGCGCTCCTGCGTACCGATCTGCTGATGACCGAGCGCGGGGTACACAAAGCCGTGACGGTGGATCTCAATCAGAACCAGTTTGATGCGCTGGTGGCATTTACCTTTAACCTTGGCGCAGGCAATTTGCAGAGCTCGACGCTGCTTAAACTGCTCAACCAGGGGGAGTACGCGCAGGCGGCAGACCAGTTTCTGCGCTGGAACAAAGCGGGCGGTAAAGTGCTGGCCGGGCTGACAAGGCGGCGTGAAGCCGAGCGCGCGCTGTTTTTAAAACCTGTTTAACCGGGCACGTGTCTTAGGCCATTTTCCCCGTTTTTTACCGCCATCCAGCCAATATTTTCAGCCTCTTCGCTCTATTACTGTGGGTTTGCGGATTCGCAACGCGATGTTTTCGTATAACCCACAGGAGTATGCATTATGGATTCACAATTTATTGGATCGGTCATTAATGCACTGCCGCTGGAGCACATGATTGGCGGCCCACTGCAGGCAATGATCAAAGCGCAGGTGCAGGCGAGTAAAGCGTACGCCGACTTCCTGCTCTCGGTGTGTATCAAGGACGGTAAGGCGGAGTCGGTGCAGTTTGACTACGACGAAACCGTGGTGGATGACAAGGGCGTTATCCAGGGCGTGGTGAAAAAGACCATGCGCATCCCGCTGCTGGCGGCCATTTCCCACCCTAACATCAGCATCGAAGAGGGCACCATCGACTTCGAGCTGGAAGTCTCCCAGAGCGAAGCCAGCAGCAGCCAGACCGAAGCGGAAGCCTCGCTGGAAGCGTCTGTTGGCTGGGGGCCGTTCAGCGTGAAAATCACCGGTCGCGTCTCGCACAAAGCCCAGCAAACCCGCTCCAGCGATACCCGCGCGAAGTACAGCATCCATACCCAGGTTAAACGTCAGCCACCGCCGGAAGCTCTGATGCGCGTGATTGATTTCCTGACGGATGCCGCAACACGCCCGGCTATCCTGCCGTCAGAGGCGAAAAAGCTGGAATCGAAACAGCTTGATGCCTACCCCGAAACGCCTGCCACAGCGGAAAAAGCGCCGGCGTAATTTTCGCTATCTCCACCCTGAGGCTGCCTGGCAGCCTCATTTCTCACGGAGCGCACTATGTCAATGAAAGACTGGCTTCGCGGCAACCGTGGCGCGGCACCGAAGGTGGATTCCCCCGCGCCGCAGCCTGCGCCGGAGGAGGGGGCCGGGCTGCCACCTGCCGATCCGCCACCCGACGATATCGCCGGATTACCGCCTGCCGATCCACCGCAGGATCCGCCCCCCTCTCCGGGCGACGGTACGCCACCTTCTGCTTCGGGTGTGACGCTGGCCGATATCACCCGCGGCATGCAGCATGCGGCCTCGGCGGCAAACCAGCTTATTGCGCACCAGTACATGCAGGCGCTGGATCCTTTTTTTGAACACAGCGACGACGGGCGGCTGGTGCCGAAGATCATCGAAATGGCACTTGATGATCGCCACCACTTTGAGTTGCCGCTGGTAGCGCTCGCGACGCCGCGCGGGCTGATGCTCGAGAAAATGAAAGTGTTTCTTACCGTGCGTACCGACGCGGTGGAACAGCAGAGCGCAATGTCCGGCACGCCTGACGACGCGGTCAGCCGTTTTCACGTCAGCATGTCGCCACCGAGCCATGGAAGCAGCGGGCGCGACAGCGGGCATGTGGATATCGAAATGCAGTTCACCGTGCTGGAGCCGCCGGAGAGCGTGCTGCGGCTTATCGAAGAGTACACCCGACAAGTTCTTCCTCAAGTAACCGACAGGAGCGATGACAATGGCTAATCAACCCCTGAGCACCGGCGCTGCCGGGCTGACGCTGATTAAATCTTTCGAAGGGCTAAGCCTTGAGAAGTACCGCGACGCGGTAGGCAAATGGACCATCGGCTACGGGCATTTGATTTTGCCCAATGAAAACTTCCCCCAGGCGCTGAGCAAAGTGGAGGCGGAAGATCTGTTGCGCGCCGATCTCGGGATGACCGAACGCGGCATCCACAAGTATGTGACGGTGGATCTTAACCAGAACCAGTTCGACGCGCTGGTCGCCTTCGCCTTTAACGTCGGGCTTGGCAACCTGCAGAACTCAACGCTGCTGCGCCTGCTCAACCAGGGCCAGTATCAGGAGGCGGCCGATCAACTGCCGCGCTGGAACAAAGCTGGCGGCAAGATTCTGGCGGGGCTGACGCGCCGACGTGACGCCGAACGCGCGCTGTTTCTGGCACCGATTAACTGAGCCCAGGAGTGAAGAGATGAAACGATATCTCCCGATAGTCACCTTTGTCGGTCTGCTGCTAACGCAGCCCGCGTGGGCAGAATTGCCGCAGTGCAGCGCGGTGGTGCAGGCGGCTAATCAAGAGCTAGCAAAACTGAATAAGAAAACCGTTCAGGATGACAAAAAACTGACGGCTCTGCTCAAAACCCTGAACCGCGATGACGTGCTGCCAGCCGATTACGTCACGCGCGATCAGGCCATCAAACTGGGCTGGAGCGGCAAGGCGGAGGACTCGCTATGGAGCGTGTGGGCGCTGAACAAGAAGCAGTTGGGCGGCGACCCGTGGAGCGGTAAACCGCTACCGGGCAAAGGCAAGTGGTACAGCGCGGATATCGATAGCGTACGCGGTCTGCGCAGTAACAAGCACCTGATTTACAGCCCGGAAAGCGCGACGCGTTATCTCACTACAGATAACGACGCCACAACCGTCACGCTTCCTCCTTGCCAGTAGTCGCTATTGCGGCCTCATCCCATTCGTTGAGGCCGCCTGTTCAGGAGGGAAATACGATGGCCGCAGATGGGCTGCAATTGCTAAGCCAGGGGCTGGCCGCGCTCGCCGGATTGTTCGGCGGGCTGAGCGTGTCGTTTTTCTGGCAGCCGAAAAAACTGCATCAACACGGGCGCCTGGCCGCCGGGATCATCATTGGCGCGATTAGCGTGAGCACCACTTTCACGCTCGGCGGGTTTATTGCCCGCTGGCTGGGGATGAACTTTAAAGACAGCGATATCGCCATGGGGATCGGCTATTTTGTGGGCGCGATAAGCGTCGGCATGATTGCCTGGCTGGCCAACTTCTTTAACCGCCGCGAAGGACATGACATTTTACAGGTGGCCGGTGAGTTAAAACGCGCAGCTCGCGGCGTGAAAGCCGCACCGCGTCGCCGTGCGCCACGACGCAAACCAGGGGAACCATCATGACGCTTAAACTCCTTTTTTGGGCCATCACGCTGGTGGATGTGGCGATTGCCGCGATCATTTTTATTAGTGCCCTTAGCAGCCGTATGCTTGATATTCCACTGTGGTATCGCATTGGGCTTTTAATTACGGCGTTCGGTTTTACCGTGCAGGGCTGTTTGAATTTACCCTACCTGTTGTTTAACGTGATATTAATGGCTCAGGAGTTACCTTTCTGGATCTTAAAAGATGTTGGTATTGGGATAATCTCAATCTATTATTTTTGGCACACCATGCACAAAGATGATAAATCCAGCAAAGCACCGATACGTAAAAAAACGGCGGGAGTGAAAAAGACGCCGGTCGCTAAAAAAGTCCCTGTTGCTAAAAAAACACCAACCCCACGCGCACCACGTAAGAAGACACCCATTCAATAATTAACGCGGAGTAGTAAATTTGTTTTGCTGCTCCGTGAAGTGGCCCAGGCCATTTATCTCGTCTGTACTGGTCATCTGGCAAATGTTCAGTAATTCACTGCGGCGCTAATTTAATCCTGCGAATTCGCGCTTCCTTTATTTCACTCGCAGGAGATGATTATGTCTGTAAATACTGTTTTTTCACGTAAGGTTAAAACGCGCAGCATTATTTCTGTGGCTGCGGTATCACTATTTTGCTTTTCAACAGCGGCGATGGCAGTTAATGTTGGTCCGGCCTGTAACCTGCCCGGTGCGGGCCTGACTGCCGCGCAATGGGCGCAGAATCAGGATAACGCCGGCGGGCATATGACGACGTGCCATGTCGGTAAAGCCGACGCATGGCTGCAGCAGCGCACTGTTGCCAACCAACCGGGATGCCCGCAAACGAATACCGCTTCGACATGGACGGATGCGAATGTGGCGTGGAATTCGATCGGTAACACCATTCAGGCGTTCTGTGCTGGCGCGGCCAATCATACCGCTGCGGTTAATTTCACCATTGCGCTGGGCGGAGATGGCACTGCGAACGTGGGCAGAGCGTATGGCAATGGTGCTTTTTATAATATCGCCAACGATCGCCACGCGTTTATCCGCTTAGTGAATAACGGTGGACAGTGGCGCGTACAAACAAGTTATCCAAGAAATTAAGTTAAACGACAGGAGCATTATGCCCACGCATAATGCTCCTTTTACGCTCAGGAAAACGAAAATAAGCTAACGTGAATCAAATAACGATAATCAGGACTACTCTTCCGAATACATCATCGCGGCCTGAGTGCGGTTATTCACATTCAGACGGCGGAAAATCGATTCCAGATGCGCTTTCACCGTGCCCGCGCTGATATTTAAATGGCGGCTAATTTGTTTATTTGACTCCCCGGCGGCCAGTAGTTTCAGGATTTCACGCTGGCGTTCACTCAGGCGGGCAAGCGCGCTCTGCCCGTTGTCCAGTAACGTAATGCTCTCCTGTGGCAGACAAAACATGCCAAGCGACGCGGTACGGAGCGTTTGCGCGATGGTTTCCGGGGGAGAATCACGCCTTATAAACGCCATGGCATGATGATTTAAAAAAAGCCGTAATAATGTCGGCTGACATTTATTCATCAGCATCACTACGGGGATATTCGGATGACGACAAGCTAAAATATCCAGCAATTCGAGGCTTGAGGTTTTATTACCATCACCATCGAGCAGAATTAACGATGCCGGAAATTCATTAAGCGTATCATCAATATCTTTTTGATTATTCAGCCCACGAACTTTTACCTCCGGAATATATTGCGATAGTACTGATGCCATTCCTTCAATAAATATTGACTGCTTGTCAATCATGAGTACATGCATACATTATCTCCACGTAATAGCGTTCGCCATTGAGACTGGTAATCATCAAAGTATTCAATGAAATGCAAAAAAAGAAACAGGCTAATTGTCATAGGTCTTTTAACCGATATGACGGTTTAAACATTATTGGATGGTTTAAAGTGATGAAGAAAATATTATATATGAAGAATGGTCGCATTGCTATTTTACGGATTGTTAGCAGGCTTTGTTTTTACAAATATCGGCAGAGTGGCGCGAACGTTTATTTCGCTAGTCGGGTTATTTGCGAGACTGGCAGAAGAAGGGAGAAGGGAAGGTTGAAGTGCTGGCGGATTGTGATGTTGGAAGGGCAGGGGCTGATGTGGAATGTTCAACGATGGGTGCTGGAAGGATGAACGTTATGGATCGAAGGGGGCAGCGGGTAAGGGATTAAGAGGATAAAAGGGGGTTAAGGAGGAAAGGATTTATAAAGAGAGAGGTGATAGCTTGTAGAACGTTGATTTTTTCAGCACTTAGCGGCGTATGACAACATCGTGACTTGCATAGCCGCCCGCGGCAGGTATAATCCAACACGTTTCCGCATCCCCTTCAGTGCCGAAGTGGCGAAATCGGTAGACGCAGTTGATTCAAAATCAACCGTAGAAATACGTGCCGGTTCGAGTCCGGCCTTCGGCACCATTAGTACTTCCAAGACCATCCGAGAAAGTCCAATTTTCCCTTAAAAATCAACGCTTGCAGCGATTTTTACTTCCTGATTCGTCCGAGGTTGTCCGTTGAAATCCGGATGTCATTGGGGGCATAATTGGGGGCATCTCAACTTCGATTAGAAATGTGCCCCCAAATGAAGCTCAACGCCAGACAGGTCGAGACCGCAAAGCCAAAAGACAAAACCTATAAAATGGCCGATGGCGGCGGTTTGTATCTTGAAGTTTCGGCCAAGGGTTCTAAATACTGGCGCATGAAATATAGACGCCCCTCTGACAAAAAAGAGGATCGTCTTGCTTTTGGTGTTTGGCCTACTGTTACGCTTGCTCAGGCTAGAGCAAAGCGTGACGAAGCTAAAAAGTTGTTAGTACAGGGCATCGACCCAAAAGCTGAACAGAAGGAAGCCCAGGCCGAAAACGCTGGGGCATATACTTTTCAAACCATCGCCCTCGAATGGCATGCGAGCAATAAGCGCTGGAGCGAAGACCATCGATCGCGCGTTCTTCGTTACCTTGAACTGTATATCTTTCCTTATATTGGCTCGTCTGATATTCGGCAGCTTAAAACAAGCCACCTGCTAGCCCCGATCAAGAAAGTTGATGCCAGCGGTAAGCATGATGTCGCGCAGCGCCTGCAACAACGTGTCACGGCCATTATGCGTTATGCCGTACAGAATGATTACATCGACTCAAACCCGGCCAGTGATATGGCGGGAGCTTTATCGACAACCAAAGCGCGGCACTATCCCGCTTTACCCTCAAGCCGTTTCCCTGAGTTTCTTGGTCGTATTGCTGCATATCGGGGTCGTGCAATGACACGGATTGCGGTTGAGTTATCGTTGCTGACCTTTGTTCGTTCAAGTGAGCTGCGTTTTGCTCGGTGGGATGAGTTCGACTTTGAAAAAGCAATATGGCGCATACCGGCAAAGCGGGAAGAAATTAAAGGCGTGCGATACTCGTACCGTGGCATGAAGATGAAAGAGGAGCATATTGTTCCTCTAAGCCGGCAGGCTATGGGATTGCTAAAGCAGCTCAGGCAAATCAGCGGTGATAAAGCGCTGCTATTTCCGGGGGATCACGACGCAACGAAGGTCATGAGTGAAAACACGGTAAACAGCGCTTTGCGTGCCATGGGATATGACACGAAAACCGAGGTGTGCGGCCATGGGTTTCGTACGATGGCGCGTGGTGCTTTAGGGGAGTCAGGGTTATGGAGCGATGATGCTATTGAACGGCAATTAAGCCATTCAGAGCGCAATAATGTTCGTGCAGCTTACATTCACACATCAGAGCATTTAGACGAGCGTAGGTTAATGGTGCAATGGTGGGCAGATTACCTCGATGCTAACTTATATACAAAGATTACCCCATTCGAATTCGCTAAAAAATGATAATGAGTGAGATAGCCATATATTTTGACTATCTCATAATAAGGGAGTATTTATCTTACACGAATATGAATTCGATCTTTTTCAAGAGCAGTAGCAGTTTCTTGGAATCTTTTAAATTTTAAATTTATTTTATCAGAAAAATTTAGTAATGCAGTGTTGTAAAAGCTACGAAGAATAAACTCGATGAAAAGCGATGGTGTTATTGGTGAGCATACAGGGATTCTGCAATTTTCGTACTGGCCAAGTGTTAAATGACTTTTGGGATGAACCAAATCTTCAAATGTACCAGGTGTACAGTCATAATCAAACCTAACAGCTACAGGAATAACTCTTTTATCAAGGATTTCGACATAAACACAGTCATCCATATATAACTCACTTTCACTTTGAAATGACTCGAAGTCTGGGGAAGGAAAGTAAGCAAGTTTATGTTTTAAAATGGCATCATTTTTAAATATGTATATCATTTGGATGATGCCACCATCCGCTAAAATAAAGTTATAGAATTTAGCATGTTCAAGTGCAGCATAGAGATCCTTATAAGGTACTTTCTTCAATGCAATGGCCAAATCAGATACGCCAGATATCCCTATTTGTGATATGCCGCCCCCGAATCTTTCGATATTAGGATAGTTTTCTTTATTGCTAAGTCCTACCGAAATAACTTTCTCTGTTACATCAAGTATCTCAGCATGGATCTCTCTTAAAGTAAGCATATATCACCCAGTTATAAACCTAATGCTTTTCTCAAACTTTCAATCACATCCTGTGGCAAGTCTTCTTTATGTATCTCACCTGAAAGCAATTCTTGGACGACCTCTTCCAATTGATTTTGGCGCTTATAAAGTTTGTTCTTCTCTTGCTCGGTCATATCTCGATTTACAATTCTTAAATATTTTCTCTCTTCCGCGGTAGGATATTTAAATTCTAAAACATAGCCATTGTCACGTACCTGTTCAAATTCATTTTGGATCGCTTTCATGTTTTCACCGACACCGAAAACTCTCAACCAAGCTTTAGTGCGGGTCATTGCTGTAAATAAAATATTCCTTTTGGTACCTAGACCCGTGCCCTCTGCACAATACTGAGCATTGATTACATATACCATCGCTGCTTCATTACCTTTGGCCCGATAAATTGAAGTAAACATTACAGAATCTTCTTCAAAGAAGTCATCGGGAGAGCCGCTAACACCTGCCAAAGTTGAAGATATGCCTCTTTTAAAAAGCATATTTCTTGCTTCAGCAACAGCAGTGCGTGTAGTTAAAGGATTCGAGTGGATTACCATTATATCATCAGGCTTAAGCTCATCTTCTTTGATATTTTTCTCAATGGCATTGACTAAGGCAAGGCTCTGTCCATCAGTGTCATTAAAGCATTGGAACTGGATGATTTCATCATGAGAACAATATTTCTCTAGGAGTTCTGGACTTGCTTCCTTACGTCTGCGGATGACTACATCCTTACCCTCTGTTAATTCGCCATCAAGTATCTCATAACCAATTTCTTGCCACAGGGGAGCATAGTCAAACATTTGAACAAGTTGACGTGAAAACTTTGGTTGCCCTTCGGGCGTTAGCCCTGAAAAAATTTCTCTATACACACCGAATCCAAGGGCATGTGCGCTAGTCAGTATAGGTGCAGGGTTTCTGTAGCATTTATCTAAAATAATATCTTTGTCTGGTTCATTAACATTATTTGTCAAAGTAACATACGGTTTGCCATTATCATCTGTACCCCATATTTTTTCTGGAGATGGTAATGAGCTCTCTGTTAAGGTTTGAAGTTCATCATATGCATAAACTAATCTTTTATTCTTATCTAAAAGGTTATAGCAAAGGTTAAGGAATTCAACAGAGAAATCCTGTGCCTCATCAATTAAAATCAAGTCGTACATAGGACGAGGATTGCTAACTTCTTTTAAAAACTCACCACAGGCGTGTGCAAATGCTTTATCGCGGCCAGCGACAGATGATGCTGTGCCAAAGTCTTCATATGTCACGCCATTTTCGAGGCAAGCATTATAATAAATCCCCTCGATCTTAGGGCTTCCCCATGCATGTATAATGTGAATTTTATCCCAATCAGGAAGCTCATTGGTTTGCTCATAAACGAAGCTGGTAATAAGTTTTTTGAATTGATTCTTTAAAGAGCGTGTATTAAAAGTTACAGCAATGCGCCATTCTTTATTTTTTGCATACAAATATGCGATTTTTCTCGCAAGGACAATGGTTTTACCTGAGCCTGCGAGCCCCCTAATTCTTTGGACTCCATTTACTGTTTCAAGAACTGCCTTGCTTTGCTGGCTATCGAGATTAGTTATTGACTGATCTAGCTTGATAAGGATTGCACCTTTAGAGTCGTCCTTAGTTACATTTTCCCGTTTTTTAGCTACTTTAACTCTCGACACTGCTTGAATCACAGATACTAGATGGGGGTAATTTTCTTTTTCATTCCATTCTAATTTATCGATATATTCTATTAAGGAATGTTGGTTCGTAGAAATAGGGTAGTCAGTATCAATTCTATCAAAATCATCTTTCAATACAGGTGCAATTGTAATTACATTGATATTAACTAATAACTTGCGTCTTTCCATGAGTTCTTTATATTGTTTTAATTTTGACTCAAGTAAAGTGAAGCACTCATCTTGTATATCTTCAATAGAATCCGGGAGCTTATTTCCTTCGATAAGGTTGAAAGCCAAAACTCCAAGTTGCGGCGATATTAAAAGAGCATCAATTTCATACGCACCATCCACGGTGCCTATAATCGGATACCCTATGTATAAAGTGCCATCTAAGCCATCTTTAGACGTAAGCCATTCACGCAATGTATGCGATGTTATAGGCTTCTCTGTTGAACCATTAATGACGTTTAACATAGTGTGTATCCCTCCATTTTGATTGAGCTAATAATAACCTGCACTTCATTAAAGAGCCATTGTGTTTATTGGGTGATGTTTACTGCTGATACGCCATGCTCATCCTTAATGTACCCGCCTGGTCATAGCTTTACTCTCTCTTACACTGCCCGCCTATCCTGCGAACGTGCACGGCAGAGGAACACGCTCAGACAAAAAAATTCACAGTATATCCAGCGCGCAGTGCTTTCCCCTCCTCGCCTGCCCGCTTCACGGGTCGGTTTAAATGCAGATGCATGACCGGGCTCAGACCGCGCCGGGACTGGTGCGGGCGGGCATGAGGCGGATGCAGGAATAAATGCAGTTAAATGCAGCATATGCATGCAGGGTATTTTTTAAATAATTAACGGATTTTTTTGGGGATCTTTCAGGGGCGGGAGGGTGCGCCCGGCAGGGGATTACCGGGGCGCATTTTTCGGGGTTTTATTCCTTCTGGCAGTCGGTGCGCGACGCTTTATCGGGTCTGATGCCGATGGCATTCAGCACCGCGCAGCTCTCATGATTAATCCCGTTACCGGCGGCCAGCCAGGAGGCGAGCGCATCGCGCAGGTGGTGCGTTGCCCGGTCGAGCGCCCGGTGTTGCAGGTGCGCCGGGAGGCTGCGGATATGTATCAGCTCCGGGGCAAGAATGGCGGCCAGCTCTGCGCCGTGCTGATGCATGAAGCCATCAAGCCGGTGGCTGATGCTGAGCGCCTGGACGGTCTCATGGGCGCGGATGTACTGCCGTGCGGCCTGTTGGGTTTCTTCCGGGGCGCAGGGCGTTTCCCGGCGGCGCAGCCACACTGCACGGTGGTGCAGGCAGGCCTCTGCGGCCTGCGTCAGGGTGTTGGTCATGGTCTCTCTCCTGCGGTTAAAAGCGCCACGGCGTTTTCCGGCATGGCGGGCTGACGTATCACCCCGTCGAGCATCTCGGAGGTGCGGAACGTGGCCGAACATTCAAGACTGGTGCACTGGTGATAGCGCTGCTTGAGGTTGTCCGACACATACCGGCTGGTGCGGGTATGCGCGGGCTGTCTGCAGTACGGGCAGTGAAACATGGCTCAGCTCTCCGCCTGCTTTTTCCGGGCGGCCAGCTCCGCGGCAAGCTGCATACGTCTGGCAGGGCTTTTATAGAGGGTCATGTCCACGCCGGTCAGCGGCGGGCGGTGCAGGCCGAGCTGAGAGATAACCGGCTCATTGTCCATGTCGAAGGTATAGAACTGTGCCTGTAAGGCAACATGCTGTTGCAGCTCCTCACCCAGCACGTCACCAGGGCGTGACTCACCTTTCAGCTCCAGCTCACGCAGGCGCAGACAGTAAGCGCGTACCAGCGCCGGGCTGATGGTGTTCATCGCTTCTGACCAGGCCGCCTGTGCGCAGACGGTAAGTGCGGTCGCATGTTCATCGACATACTGTCTGCCGGTCGCACACGCCTCAAGCATGGCGCGGGATTTGTCTGTCTCCAGTTCGGCAATCAGGCCGGTGAACTCCTCTGCCAGCTCACGCCCGGCCATGCGGCGGCCGTGTTCGGCTTTCAGCTCCGGTGTCATGGCTCCGCTCAGGCTGCGCAGGCGGGTACGCCAGCTTTTGTCGGCCTCCGCGCTTTCCTCAAGCGCAGTCTGCCGTTCCTTTTCGCTGCGGGTGATGGCTGCGTTGATGTCGTTCAGCGCCATCATGCTGCCGGTGTGGGCGGCTTTCGCCTCTGTAAAGCGGGTGAGCGCTTCACTCACGGCGGCGGCATTGTTCTGTGCCGTCTTTTTACTGGCGACTGCAACGACATTCTCGATAAGGGCGCGGTCGGCGGCAGGCCGGGTGCCGGCAACGGTTTTCATCAGGGCGGTGATAATTTCAGTTTTCATGGCGGGCTCTCTGTTTTCAGTGTGAGGGCATTCTGCCGTGGCCTGCACAACATCACGAGCTGTTGCTGTTGTGACCGGGATGGTACAGAAAGCTGCTAAAAAAACCGGCTCGCCAGAAAGAGGTCGCAGGAAAACCCCTCTCACTGTTTGTTTTTCTGTATTTAACTCTTCACACTGTTCACCAAGAATATAAATATTAAGTAATACAGTAAGTTAAGGGGTGAACAGTTGAAGGTCTGACTGTTCACCCACTGTTCACCACTGTTCACCCGTCGTTTAAATTCTTCCCGACTGTCTGGTTTTTATTTGAATCTTTCTCCCTGTTAATAAAAGGAATTTAATAGGCAGAAGTAAAATCATCTGACTTATTTTTAACCACCACATCACCATTCAACAGTATTCGACACCATTCCACACCCGCCTGTTTTTCAGGCATTTTTGCAGGCGCATCAGGCCGCTTTTGCCCTGTTGCATTGTCTGCTTTTATTCACAAAATAGAGCGCTACCTGACGCCGGAAAGACATGACCGGCACCATACGGACTTTATGAGGTAGCCCGATGCACACCGCTTTTTCTTCCCCGATTTCCGCCCCTGCCGCCCCGTTAATGCCGGGGACTGAGCCCGCTCAGGAGCGCTTTCTGCGCCTGCCCGAGGTGATGCACCTGTGCGGTCTGTCGCGCTCCACCGTTTACGATCTCATCAGCCGGAATGCCTTTCCGCAGCAGGTCTCCCTGGGCGGCAAAAATGTTGCCTGGCTGCACAGCGAAATCACCGCCTGGATGGCTGCCCGCATCGCCGACCGTAACCGGGGCTGTGACGCATGATGATGTCCGTCCTGCAAAAACTGCCTCTTCCTGGCTTGCTTCTTCTGGCCGTTTCCAGGTATAGTTTTCCCGCTGCCGCAAAATCGGCAGCCGGGCGTGAGAACCCGAGTTACTCAGTGGCGACACCGGACGCGCCTTGCGTCTTTTTTTGTGTCTGTGCCTTTGTGCACCTGTTGTTTACGCACCGGCGTTTTAACCGTTGCCGTATCTGCATAATGGTGGCTCAGGCGGGGCAGCCCTCGGGCTGGCCGGTACCCATTGAGGCCGGTTTCTCACCCCCGTCTGGGCTGCCACCCGAGCGTGAGAACTCCGGTGGTGGCGATAACCGCTACTCAATGGAGGCTGCCACTATGGCCACGACCCTCACCCTGTCACACCCGCAGTTTGTCTATGTCTTCGCTGCCGTTCGCCGCGCAGACCGCACACCCCGTATCTGTATGCTCCGCACCGTTGCCGGTGACGAGCGCGCTGCACGCCTTAACCTTATCCGGGACTACATTATCGCCTTTGCCGGACGTCTGCCGGTGGCGGAGGTGTGCGCGTGAAAGACCTGACCCTGACGCTCACCCGTGATGAGCTTGCGTGCCTGGAGCACCTGCGTAACGTCGGCCAGTTCGTGAATGCCATGACGCTGTTAAATGACAGCGTGACGGTCAGCCGGGAACCGGCGCACCAGGCGCAGCTCTCCTCCGTGATTTACCTCATGACCACCCAGCTCGACGATGTGGTGGAGCGCTGCATGCAGCGCTGGCTCACTGAGGAGGTCGGCGTATGAAAACCCCGTTAACGCCCGCGCTGCGCGCCGCGCTTTACCGCCGCGCCGTGGCCTGCGCCTGGCTGACCGTGTGCCATCGTCAGCACCGTTACCCGCACCTCACCCTCGATGCGCTGGAGTCAGCCATTGCCGCCGAGCTGGAGGGCTTCTACCTGCGCCAGCACGGCGAGGAGAAAGGCCGCCTGATTGCCTGTGCCCTGCTGGAAGATTTAATGGATGCCGGTCCCCTGAAAGCCGCCCCGTCGCTGTCCTTTCTCGGTCTGGCCGTGATGGATGAACTCTGCGCCCGCCATATCAGCGTGCCTGTCCTGCACTGAGGAACACACCAATGAAAATGAACGTAACGGACACCGTTAACATGGCGTGCGGCCACTGGCCGCGCATTCTCCCGGCGCTGGGCGTCCCGGTCATCAGAAACCGGCATCAGGCCTGCCCCGTCTGTGGCGGCTCTGACCGCTTCCGTTTTGACGATAAAGAGGGGCGCGGAACGTGGTTCTGTAACCAGTGCGGCGCGGGTGACGGGCTGAAACTGGTTGAAAAGGTGTTCGGTGTGTCTGCATCGGAGGCCGCCGGGAAGGTGAATGCCGTGACCGGCACCCTGCCGCCGGTTGCCCCGGCAGACACCGCGACCGCAGATGCCGGAACGGACGCCGCGCGCAAAGCGGCGGCAGCACTGGCGGCTGAGCTCGTGGCCTCTGCCCGCCCGGCCACCGGTAACGCCTACCTGACCCGCAAGGGGCTGGCTGACCGTGAATGCCTGACCCTCACCACCCCGCACAAAACCGGGGGTGTGAGCTACCGCGCCGGGGATGTGGTTGTCCCCCTGCATGACGACACCGGGGCACTGGTTAACGTCCAGCTTATTAACGCAGACGGAGAAAAGCGAACGCTCAAAGGCGGGGCGGTGAAAGGCGCATGCCATATCATTGAAGGCCAGAAACAGGCGGGAAAACGCCTGTGGATAGCGGAGGGGTATGCCACGGCGCTGACCGTGCATCACCTGACCGGCGAGACCGTGATGGTGGCGCTGTCCTCCGTGAACCTCCCTTCCCTGGCGAGCCTTGCCCGCCGTCAGCACCCGGCCCGCCAGATTATCCTCGCCGCCGACCGTGACCTGAGCGGTGACGGCCAGACAAAAGCCGCCGCGGCCGCAGACGCCTGCAACGGGGTGGTTGCCCTGCCGCCGGTGTTCGGGGACTGGAATGATGCGTTTGCCCTGAACGGGGAGGATGCCACGCGCCGGGCAGTTTACGACGCCATCCGCCCGCCGGTTGCCAGTCCGTTCGACACCATGAGCGAGGCGGAATTTACCGCCATGAGCTCCAGCGATAAAGCCCTGCGGGTGCAGGAGCACTACGGCGAGGCGCTGGCGGTGGATGCGAACGGCCAGCTCCTGTCCCGGTATGAAAACGGTATCTGGAAGGTGATACCACCCTCGGACTTTGCCCGCGACGTGGCCGGGCTGTTTCAGCGCCTGCGCGCCCCGTTCTCGTCGGGGAAAATTACCTCGGTAGTGGAGACCCTGAAGCTGATTATTCCGCAACAGGAGACGCCTGCGCGTCGCCTGATTGGTTTCCGTAACGGGGTGCTGGACACCAAAACCGGCACGTTCAGCCCGCACAGCAAATCGCACTGGCTGCGTACCCTGTGCGACGTGGATTTCACCCCGCCGGTGGCGGGCGAAACGCTGGAGACCCACGCGCCGAACTTCTGGCAGTGGCTCGACCGCGCCGCCGGGGGCAGTGCTGACAAACGCGATGTGATACTGGCCGCGCTGTTTATGGTGCTGGCGAACCGCTATGACTGGCAGCTCTTCCTCGAAGTGACGGGGCCAGGCGGAAGCGGCAAGAGTATTCTGGCCGAGATTGCGACCATGCTCGCAGGCGAGGACAACGCCACGTCGGCAACCATCGAGACGCTGGAATCACCACGCGAGCGCGCCGCGCTGATTGGCTTTTCACTTATTCGCCTGCCTGACCAGGAGAAATGGAGCGGGGACGGGGCAGGACTCAAGGCCATCACCGGGGGCGATGCCGTGTCGGTTGACCCGAAATACCGCGACGCGTATTCCACGCATATTCCGGCGGTGATTCTGGCGGTGAACAATAACCCGATGCGCTTCACCGACCGCAGCGGCGGCGTGTCCCGTCGCCGGGTGATTATTCATTTCCCGGAGCAGATAGCCCCGGCAGAGCGCGACCCGCACCTTAAGGACAAAATCGCCCGCGAACTGGCGGTCATTGTGCGCCAGCTCATGCAGCGCTTCAGCGACCCGATGACCGCCCGCACGCTGCTCCAGTCGCAGCAGAACTCAGACGAGGCGCTGCGCATCAAGCGCGACGCCGACCCGGCCTTTGATTTCTGCGGTTATCTGGAGGCGCTGCCGCAGACTAACGGGATGTTTATGGGTAATGCCAACATCGTGCCGCGCCAGCCCCGTAGCTATCTCTATCACGCCTACCTCGTGTATATGGAGGCAAACGGGTTTAAGCATGTGCTGAGCCTGAAAATGTTCGGAACAGGGCTGCCGATGATGCTGAAAGAGTACGGTATAAACTACGAAAAGCGGCACACAAAACACGGGACGCAGACCAATCTCACGCTCCGGGAAGACAGTAACAGCGACTGGCTGCCGAAGTGCGACGAGCCCGCAGCGACATAACCTCACCAGACCGGCAGCCGCCGGTCTTTTTTTATCTGACATCCCAGGTGGTGAACAGTGCACTGTTCACCCTTCACCTTCTGTTCACCACTCAAGCAACTGAAAGTAAAGGGAAAAAGAGGAGGGTGAACAGTGTGAACAATAAAACCAAAAAAAACTTTTTACCCCCCCTCACTCCACATCCTTATGTGGCATTCCTTTGCCTCAATACGTAAGTCCGCGCAGGGGTGAAGAGTTGAGTGTTCACTCTTCACCAACTCATCACCTTCTATCTTTATGATATTAAATGGAAAATTATCGAGGTGAATAGTGTGAACAGTTAGGTGCAAAAAAACTTTTTTGCATATGATGATGCTGTGCACAAGTATCCCGGTTGTCTGCGTACGCCACATGTCACGATTAAAACCTGAAGAGGGTTATGTAAGGGCGGCTCTGAGATTAATGGAATGTTAATTTTTGTTCCGGTAAGGATCCTGACAGCGGAACCTCACCGGCAGGAAGTACCACCCTTAAAAGGTATAAGCTCCTACCTATTATCAATGCTATGGCATCAAAACGTCTGGGGGCACAAAAGGGGGCATATGTTAATGATAAAAATTAAAAATCTTTATAAATTAGAATGTTAATTCGATATTTGAGTCCGGCCTTCGCACCAAAAGCATGCGAAAGGACCTCAAAAGAGGTCTTTTTTTATGTCTAAAATCCAGTACTTATCAACCTTTCCCGCTATATTAACTCTCTCAAGGTCAACCGACATCAACGTACATCTACCAACACATGTTGGTACAGATGATGGTATTTCCGGTTCGATAATGCTTGTACCAACAGGGAGGGGATAAGCATGGCTCTAACAGATATCAAAGTCAGAACAGCCAAGCCAATGGATAAGCAATATAAGCTGACCGATGGCAGCGGCATGCACCTTCTTGTCCATCCTAATGGTTCTAAGTACTGGCGTTTGCAGTACCGTTTTGACGGCAAGCAAAAGATGCTGGTACTTGGGGTTTATCCTGAAATCACACTGGCGGATGCCAGAGCACGTCGTGATGAACCTCGTAAGCTGCTAGCGAATGGCGTCGATCCGGGAGGCAAAAAGAAAAATGATAAGGTTGAACAGAGTAAAGCACTTACCTTCAAAGAGGTGGCGATCGAGTGGCATGGCACCAATAAAAAGTGGTCTGAAGATCACGCCCATCGTGTGCTTAAAAGTCTGGAAGATAATCTCTTCGTAGCGCTTGGTGAACGTAATATCACTGAGTTAAAAACTCGCGATTTATTAGCATCAATTAAGGCCGTGGAGATGTCTGGACGTCTTGAGGTTGCAGCCCGCCTCCAGCAGCGTGCCACAGCTATCATGCGTTACGCTGTAGGCGATCACGATCCGCGTAAACCTAAATCTGTGAGTGAAAACATGGTGAACAAGGCTCTGTGGATGACGGGCTATGACACGAAAACGGAAGTTTGTTGCCATAGTTTCAGGACGATGGCGTGTAGTAGTTTAATTGAATCGGGATTGGGGGCGAGGGATGCAGTGGAGAAGCAAATGAGCCACCAAGAACGCAACTCTGTGCGGGCGGCGTACATCCATAAGGCGGGGCATTTAGACGAGAGAAGATGGATGTCGCAGTGCTGGGCCGCTTACCTGGATGCGAATCGTGATATAAAAAATGAATAGCATCACCATTGATGCAGGCACGTTGTTTAAAACAACATCGATAGACGGATTGAATATTATGAGTTTCGAGAAAATAAAGAAAAACTACTTTTATATTATATTGTCAGTGTTTTTAATAAGTAATGCTTTCCTTCCGGGAAAGACTCTACCTTTTAAAAGAATATTAATTTTCACCTTGCTGTTTATAACTGTTGTCTCGGCCTTTCTTAATAAAGAGAAAGTTTATGCAATACTTCGGTATTTTATTTATCAAAGCAATGAAAAAACAATCAAGAGAGTATCTGGCGGTGCGTCACTTTTTTCGTGTATTTTTCTCGTTTTGTTTCTTCTTTTATTAAATCTGGGATATTTATGGGCTGCCAGATGTTCTTTTTTATTGTTTATTATTTCTGTGAGTGTTAGCGCTGTATTTGTTTTTTATGAGCTTTGGCATGACAGTGATGTGATTTTACAAAAAATTAAACCAGTCTTTTTGGGTGGAATTTCTTTGCTATATATTATTACGAACGCCTATGCATCCAGTTATTTTTTGGATTTTAGTAATATGGACCTCGGTGATTCACCCTTGCTTGAGCTGGGCTGGAAATCAGCATTTTTTGCAATCTGGTTTTTTGTATTTCTTCAGCCTATATCATATGCATTTTTCCTGTATGCATCGAATAAATTTAAGGGCCACAAATTTCTGGCCGGCATGGGCTTTTTATTTTTAGCCTCATTTTTATCAGCTGCTGCGTTACACTGGGTCAATAATATTATAGTACTTACATTAGACTGGGCAACAAAGAGTGAATGGCACACGTTTGCAACATGTGGCTCGTTAAAGATCAGTGATTCAGCAGAACGTTATTTCGGTTTTAATACAGATAAATATACAGTTTATTATTCTAATCATGATGGGAAATGGGGATTTGATGAAATAAAGTGTATTAAAGATGATAACAATCAAGATGCATTTATACGTGTTGCTGTGAGTCAGTCAGAGATGCCCAAATGGTTCAAAGAATAAAAGTCTTCATAGGTGCCTGATGAATATTCGACTTTGATTCTCAATGTATTTGTTTGTCGTGATTTTAGCCCCTTTCGTAGGGCTGGAGTCTATTTTTATATTGCTGTTATTACCGTGACTTAGAACATACATGCTTATTTCTGCTATATAATCTCGTTGCACATCAAAATAGTACGCTGAGAAAAGTAATCTCTTTCTAACCCTATCTTCTTATGATACTTGCGCAGGTAGGATGCAAAAGGTGGAACTGATATGTGAGAAGAGAGCGGTAAAAAAAGTGGTGTATCTGTCATCAGGCTTTTGACCGTCCAGAAAAGCAGGCTTATGATCCGGCGTGATTTCTTATATTAATTAGGGGACAGTTATGGATAACAAAATGTGGATGATCCGCGGGGATGCGGGAAAGCTCTATGATGACTTTCGCGATAAACAAATCGTTGGTATCGGCTGGTCTCAGCTTGCACCGTTAGTTAAACCGGGCCTCTCTCGCGCGCAATTAACGGCGCTATATCAGGAGGTCGATCCGTTAAGTAAACCGGGTACGGTGCGCTCCGGGGCTTCGCAGATCTGGCGCTTTGTGAATGAAATTAAGAAAGGTGATTGGGTCATTACCTATTCTCCCGCTAACCGTACTTATTTGCTGGGCAAAATTACCTCTGATTTCCAGTATCATCCGGAATGGCAGGAAGAGGGGATGGGCATTGCCCGCCAGGTGAAATGGAACGCGCAAGAAATCGAGCGTGACCGGTTATCCACCACCACCAAAAATACGCTGGGTTCAACCTTAACGGTGTTTTTGCTGCCGGATAGTGCCGCTAAGGAATTGCTCGAAGACAAAAAGCCTGCCGCTGAAGTGCTGGCGCAGCAACCGCTGCTGGCTGAAGACGAAGAGGTGTTATCCGATCCTTTACGGGATATGGAAAGCCTGGCTTTTGAAGCGATTAAAGACCGGATTAATTCCCTGGACTGGGACGACATGCAGGATCTGGTGGCGGGTGTTTTACGCGGCATGAAATATAAAACACAGGTCTCTCCGGCCGGAGCCGATCGCGGGAAAGATATTATTGCCTCGCCCGATGGTTTTGGTTTTGAAAATCCACGCATTATTGTCGAAGTTAAACACCGTCGCGAGCAGATGGGCAGCCAGCAGATCCGCAGCTTTATTGGCGGGCGGCATAAAGACGATCGCGGGCTGTATGTCAGCACCGGCGGGTTTACCAAAGAGGCGCGCTACGAAGCGGACCGCTCAACGATACCGCTGATGCTCTGGACGCTGGACGATCTGGTGCGGGCGCTGATTGAAAACTACGAGAAAGTGGATATCGACACGAAGCTGCTGGTACCGCTGAAAAAAATCTTCCGCCCGGCATAGTTAATTTTTGAAATAAACCGCTCCCGGCGTAAACAGGGAGCGTTGCTTTCAGGCGGTGATACGTTTACCTGCGGCTAACAACGCGCCCAACTCCAGCGAGGTTCTCAGCAGTGGTTTTTCCGGTGGTCGCCTGGTGGTCAGCAAAATGGTGCCCTCCATGACCAGCATATCCACTTTGGTGCCGGTGGTAAAACCCGCCGCCTCCAGCCACAAACCTTTCATCATAATCGCCGGGGTATAAACAAAATCCTTGTAGCGACTCGCATAACTCACGGTCAATTGACGATAACTTACCGCCGGGACTTCTTCCGGCTCACAAACTGCAATACAATCCACGCCAGTCATAATTACTATTCCTCGTAAATAGTGATTGTGATCAGCGGTGCGGGTGTGTTGCCCCACATCCCCACCGCGCTAAAAAACAGCTGTAAAAACAACCATGACAAAAATAAAAGTCCAGCAAAAAACAGACAATAATCGGCACCATCCGGAATAATCAATAAAACGCGCGTGAAATATTTCAAACGCGTTTTAAAATGCCCGAAAAATAAAAACGCACGGCGTTAACCGTGCGCAAAATAATAAAGAGAATTATGCTTTTTTACGTGACGACTTTTTTCCTGTGCTTGCCGCGCGCTCGGCTTTAATTTTTTCCAGCAATGCAGCCGCGCTATTTTCCCCGGAGATCAGATCCGGGTTTTCTGCCCGCCACTGAGCAGTAAGCTCACCGCGAAATGCGTTCGCGAGGATCGACTGAGTGAGGTTGTTCACGCGGGCAAGCGCAGCGTTGACCTGCTTTTCAATTGTATCGGCGTAGGCGAAAAGCTGTTCCACGCGGCGGACGTAACGAAAGACATTCGTGATCAGGAAATACTTAACTTACTTAAACAACTCAATGCTACGGTCAGTGACAAGCGTAATATCGGCGGAGCGCTGCATGTTCGGCTTTCCTCACCTAATGCAGGAGACGTTGAAAAGCTTATCCGCTTAGGTTTTAAACAAAAAAATGGCGATCCACTGACCTTCTGGAGTAAATAATGCTCAAACGCCTGCTCAGTAAATTCAAGGGTAATGATTCATCCTCAGAGAAACTGGTTCGTCACCGTTATCAGGTTGAAGAGTCAGGATTATCGTTTTTATTTAACCTTGCTGATGAGGATGCGCTATGGCCTTTGGTTGCTTATATGGAGCAGCTTGCGGAAGAAGAGTATGTCGTTGAGTTACCCGATCGTTGGCTGCTCAGTTGGGATGAACTGTATCGTCTGGCAACAGATGAGGAGCATCAAACCAGCCTGCCATTATTAGGCATTCCGGAGGTCAAGCCGCTGAAGATTTGTCTTGCGGGTAGCGGAAGCCTAAGTGACGCCGAATTTAGTGTTTATATTCGTGACTGGAAGGAAAATGCTAATGACCGGGTCGTCCAGATTGAAAGAACGGGAGCGATATTTCGCACCCCTGAAGGGCAATTTTTACAAACCAAAGAGAATTGGCAGCTCCTGTCTGCTTTACAGCACTTCCGCGATGAACAGCGGCGCAGCGCGGGAGAAAATACCAACCAGCTTGGCTGGGCAAAAATACGACGCTTAGCTAAAAAGGCACAGGCCGAATTAGACCACTATCTGACAAAGACGATTGTGGTTAAGCCTGAATCATTGAGGCTTAAACTGCGTAAAGCGACCATTCACAACACGCCAGTCATCGAAATAGAACCTGCTTTCGATGACCAGCCGGCGCAATGGTTAAACAGTTTCGATAACAATAAGTTGGTTCAGGATCAGTATCGTGTGTTGGGAGAGGATGGCTCACTCAGCCACGTAATTATTTCTCCTGAAGTTAAAGAAGTACTCTCTTCTGTTCATTCCATTACGGGACGGCGCGTGGCGGGTGATGATGCAATCTCATTTATCCGCAACCCCTACACCTTCATTGGTGAGGATGCCGCCCGAGTTGTACCACCTGAACAGCATGAAGAAGCGTTGCAGGATGCGCATATATTTTTCCATCGTTTCTCTGTCACGCCAGTGCTTGATGATGAAACAAAAAGGATCGCATCCGTTTCCCTTGTTTTAGCGCCTATTGCCGCACGGCCGCAACCCGCGATTACTTTTTCTCTGACAAAAGCACATTAGTTTGACGAATTTATTCAGGAACTGGCTGTAAAACTGGCATCAGGTTTACCTGCGGGTATATGGCAGGGTTATGAACTGGAACTCAGCCAATTAACATTAGAGCAATTAGAACAGTACCAGGCGCTCTTGTTTCGCTGGCAACAGGAGATCGCCGGTGTCGAATTTGATGATGTTTTAGATCTGAATAAATATGGTGATCGCGTTATTGGTATTGGTGAGTTTGAAAAAATTTCCTCTCCCTTTTTAATGAAAGGGGAGAGTGAAGACTGGCTGCCTGAGACCTTAAGTGAAGCTTTGTTGGCGAGTGATTTTTTTGATGGCTGGGAGCAGCAGAGCCAGGAGCAATTATTCGATCTTAAAGAACGAATTGAATCTGCAGAGTTTCACCAAGAAACAACAGTATCAATGCCCTGGAATGAACAATCGCTGCCGATTGATGATGCAAAATTATTATTAAAAAGCTGGCAGAAGAAAATTGAAACGCTGGAGAGTGGCTCTGATAAAGAACTCGGCGAACCAGAAAAAAGAGCCGTGCTGCAAATTGAACAAAATATTGAGCATGCGGCTTATATCAGGCAACGTCGCGAGGCATTGTTGAATGCGAAAGAGGCAGAACCCGTGCTGCCTGTGTTGCTTAAAGAACATATCCATCTGCGTGAGCATCAACGGCAGGGCTTAGCATGGTTGCAGCAGTTATTTCTTAAATCACCGGAAGAGACCTCAGGCTGTTTATTGGCTGATGATATGGGGTTAGGTAAGACGCTGCAAATCCTGGCCTTTATTGTATGGTATATAGAAAAAAATCCAGATGGTTTACCCACGATGATTGTTGCGCCCGTATCGCTGCTGGATAACTGGGAACGCGAGCTGGATAATTTCTTTCATACCGCCAATCTTGAAGTGCTTAAACTTTATGGCAATGCCGTAAAAGCGGTTAAGTTCCATAAGGATGAAATCCCCACAGAACTGAGGGCACAAGGTATTAAAAACCTGTTGCGCCCAGGCTGGGTGGGGAGGGCAAAAATCGTATTAACAACCTACGAAACCTTACGTGATCAAGAGTTCTCTCTCGCACGCCAAAAATGGTCAATTATGGTTTGTGATGAAGCGCAAAAGATAAAGAATCCAGCTGCGCTAATTACCCATGCGGCGAATGCCATTCAGGCACAATTTAAAGTTGCCTGCACAGGAACACCTGTTGAGAACACATTGGTTGATCTCTGGAGTTTGTTCGATTTTGCCCAGCCGGGTCTTCTCGGTGCGCTCAATGATTTTGGCGAAAAATATTTAAAACCTATTGAGGGTATTCCGGAACGAAACCGAGCTGCGCTGGAGTCGTTGCGACGCATTATTGAGACGCAAACATTGCGCAGGACGAAGGAAGAGGTGGCGAAGGATTTGCCTAAAAAAATTGAAGAATTGTCCTGCAAACAACTCACTATGATTCCTCTACAGCGTGACTTGTATATTTCATCGATTGCTTCATATCAAAACAGGCAAAAAATGCAGGATGAATTGGAACAATCGGGGGCTGGAATGCTTGGCTTACTGCATCGGCTAAAATTGATTTGCGCACATCCTTACAGTGTAAAACCGGATAATCGCTTGAGAGAACATTCACCTAAGCTTGCATGGATGATGAAAAGGCTGGATGAAATTAAAGCTAAAAGCGACGACAAGGTTATTATTTTTAGCGAGTTAAGAGATATTCAGCGTGAGTTACAGTACGCTATTCATCAGCGGTTTGGTTTCAAACCGTATGTTATCAATGGCGATACCAGCACAACGAGTTCGAGTGTCAATAGTAGACAAAAACTCATTGATGCCTTTCAGCAACAGCCAGGCTTTGGGATTATTATTCTGTCCACAATTGCGGTTGGTTTTGGCGTTAATGTGCAGAAGGCAAACCATGTCATTCATTTCACCCGTTGCTGGAATCCGGCGAAAGAAGACCAGGCGACAGATCGGGCATATCGTATTGGTCAGACAAAAGATGTATATGTTTATTATCCAACGATAAAAGATGCAAACATGCCGACGTTTGAAGAAACACTGGATGCATTGCTACAAAAACGACGATCACTGGCACGTGATATGCTGTGTACGAAAGGAGATTTAGCCTATGAAGATTTTAATCAACTTCTTCGTTCCTGATTCATTATCAAAATAGCAGAGGATTGTGGCGTAAACCGCATTATGCAGGAGCCTATATGTTGCGCTTTTTAGCACTGTAACGGTAATGGTGGTAAATAGCTACGCAATGCTGAAGAAGATTAAGATTTAAATACTTGCGTCTGATGTAATTCGATAAACGGTTCTGCATGTCATAAGGTTTTATCTTCTGGAAACATAAGTTTTTCTTCGTCGCGATCATAAAAAATCATATATACCGAGTGATGTTCACTGAAACCCGCACTACTTTTCCCCACGCGAAAGCAAATAACGCCCGATTTTGAAATGTGAAAATCTGGGCGCTCCGTAATACCGGTGCCACTCAGCTTGGCCTGCAGGTTAAAATGTGTATCGGGCTCAAGGTCATAGTGGCAACCTTTCAGCAAGGATATCCGGTTTTATGAAGCCATTGCGGTGAGCGGAGCCTCGGGAAGCGGGCTGATAAAAGGGACTTTAGGCGCAGCATTGATGATGCTTTTTCTGGGGCGCCCTTACGGCGCCTTTCTTAACGCGGTGCGTAAGCTGTTTGGCTTACCACCTGGCGGCGACAAACCGATGTCGTTGAACAGTTGAATCTTCTTCTAAGCCTGCGCGAACGTTCCCCGGCGTGTTAATCAATCATCATTTGGCGAGGGTAAATTAGCTGGATTTTCCGGGGGAAGTGAAGCGCATTAGGCACCGCTTGAGAAAATCATGCTGGCTGGCGGCAAACCTGTTAAGGCGGGTTTTCAAAGGAGATGATTAGGGGATCTTATTTATTGTGGTCAATGCTCAATTCATAATACCCTGTTTAGAATTACGAAATGATACATAATATATTTAGATTTTAACTATAGTACTTTTCACAGCGGTTAATCATTTTATTCTGTCATGGCTGGTTAGCCATTTCAGAATGCATTCCCCATATCGTGTGTTTAATCTTATCTTTGAAATCATTAAATCATCCTGCATGAAGTGTTAGTGGATTTTACGCTTTTGGATTTATGTATAACGAAAGGTCGTGACAAAGAATTATCAAATAGCGATGTGGGCTATTGGATTATTGTTAACCCTGACCATTTTATGTTTCTCCAATCGGTTAGGTTACTCTAAATAATGAAGCTGGAATATATCCGGCACTAAAGCTAAATTTTAATAGCTTTTCTCTATTTACGTCCTGAATATTGTTTTTTCATTAAGCCCATAAGAAAATACTTAAAAATGATGATTAAAACTAACCTAACTAAAATTTACTGGTGAGGGTGACATTTATTCTGGTCAGGGACGGGCTAACGTGCGCTATTCAGTGGTGGTGTTATTTTTTGTGACGGCGGCATTGCAGGCTGCGCCATTATCACCGGCGGATCGTGATGCTGTCCGTCAGCAGCAGGAACAACTGCTACGCCAGAACTTGCAGTGATATCGATGCAGGTTCGGGATAAACCATTATTCCTAACGCGTGGTAGTTTAAATAAAGTTGGTTAATAGAGTCAGTCTATTAGTTGTAAATATAACGGCCATAAAATCGAGACCACCGGAGGGCAGACTTACCGCGCGGCTATTCAGCTCAGTTGCAATATTATCGCGAATTTTTGCAGAAATATCAGTAGTGTACTGAATGCTGGTTGTGTCAGCGGGGCGAGCCCAACCTGATCATGTATACTCTTGGTGTCAGAGTACTGGCGGTAGCGTGGCGAAAAAGGCGCTGGCGATGCGACCCATTGCAGCGAACAGGTCAATTGAAGAATACGAAGCAGCAGAGACGTACTGAACAACGTCAGCGTAAGCCGTATTGAACTGGCAGGGCTGAACCTGCCAGTGACCTGCTTTTCGTTGATTAATACATTGCCGATAGTAGTAATGTCTTCATTAGTCACATGAGGACATCATCATGAAGAAGTGTTTTTCCGACGAATGGATCATCACCATTCCCTGAGAGGTAGACGCTGGGGTTTCTGACCGGGGACCCTGCTGCAATCATGCCAATTCAGACGCCACTTTCTACATCCGGAGCAAGAAGTTTGACGGCACAGAAGTACCAGAAGCGGGAAGCCGTGAATAAGTATCCTATAGGCACGACCATTGCTAAAGTTCCATCAAATGGCTCATTGGCTGGTGATACGCTGCGTGGGGATAATATTTTAGACGTTCCTCCTCAGGTAAAACCCATTCAACAAGCGGTTTTGAATGCCACAGAAAAGGCTTGAGTGATAATACGTGATAAAAATGGGAAATTTTATCAATGAAGCAAGATGTGTTTTATTGCAAATCATGGTTTAGGGCAAAAAATAAACCAATAGATATATGGTTAGAAAAGAAAGCATATAAAAAGCATATTGCTGGTGAGTCTTATACAGCACTCATTGGTTCAGATTCTACACCATCATGTTTTATTGAAGTAATTAAAGACAAAGGTTGGGTTGGGGTAAGTTTTCTAAATGAAAAGTTACAAGAGTATTTGCTATATAATTTTAAAATACTTGGCGACGATCGTTTGTTTTTATCAATGGCTATTTATCGAGAGTTTGCTGAGCGTGATGGAGAAGGTGTGGGTATATTGAATGTGTCGCATGGTACTACATATATTTTTAACGAAGACGGTAGCACTGTAGTAAGAGAAGAACAGTTTCATCCCTATAAACTAAAAGAGAGTCTAACAACGGTCGATGTGGCAGGGAATTATGATACATTCCCTGATTTTGGTGAGTATGATTCTTTGATCCGAAAGGAAAGATAAGAAACCGCTAATCTTTAATAGAACCTCTCATTACTATGGATGTTTTTACTATTATCCTGGTGAGTTTTCCCGGCGTGATAAATTAAAGCTTTACCGTATGCATCTCTGCCTCTTCAGCTAGCGTCAGTGGGATGAACTCCGGGCCGTTATCCATAAGCATGACGGGGTATCCCCGGTTAGCTGCAATCCTGTCAAGTGCACGTACTACTCTATGGGGTGGCAGAATCAGATCTGGTTCGATCGACCATGCCTCAGATAAGTTTTATGTTTAAAATAAAATTGCTGGTGGTAGACCGATAGCGGAAAGTTTCAAGAGTGTACCTGGAGTTAAAAATGCGTTCTGATCAGAAAATATATAATGGTATTGGTTCGGTGTTATTAACGCCGTCCCTGTCAGTATATGTAAAATAAGAACACGTGCAAATTTATCCTCTGAAAACTAATATTGCAAATGCGAATTTAAATGTGTAAATAAAAATACAGATCATAGAGATCTATTTTCTACTGGTTTGCAAGCAAGCGATTATTTTCTTTAATGCCTTGTTGAGCTATGATATTTATTTTGTCAAGGACTTCAAATTACCGAATAAGCTATTCTGGCATACTTTCGAAGTAAAGGTGAATGTAGAAACATTCAGAATAAATGTCGATTTTAAGTTCGATCATTGACGGATAACATCCCAATGATGAGAGACAATGTTTTTTGTCGATATTGAATTAGTTTTGGTTTTAGTAAAGCAGTAATTGTAGTTATATATTTTAATGCTCTTTCATTATCAAACCAGAAAATTTTCATGGATTTGGTAAAGGTGCTATCTAAAAATTAGTAAGATAAAATTATTATCATGTGGTACTTATGGGCTCATTTTTTGTTATCGGAAGCAAACCATATAATAATTACACTGGTGACAGAAGCCTTTCAGTAGGGCTTAACAGAACAGCATCAAATGCCATGGAGTCGTTATTTGATGAGGCATTGCAAAAACGCTATCCTACAATACAAGAAAAAGTAATGATGTCTCTACCTATGGATCAGGTATGTTTTGAGGCGTTGAGTAAAGAAGGGTTCAATCAGGCGGTGAAACAGATCCAAGCTAAGACGGGTAGTAAAATCAAATTTAAGTGAAAACTATGCTAAATACCGATGATTATGCAGATCTTAATGAAGCACTAAGAGGACGGACTCTTCAGGCATTTTGGTGGACTACAGAAATATTCTCTGCCGATTATAATTGTCGAATGGAGATTTTTTAGTGTGCTTGTACGCCTTTTAGAGGAAAAGCAAATCAAACTGGCTAAACGGGGAGAATTTCTCAAAGGTAATATTCAACAATAGGTTGAATTTTTTAAGAGGAATTTTCCGCAATCGGAACCAGAAATGGAAAATGGATTCTTATTCTTTAACGAAACATGTCGGGGGGGCTATATGGGGGCTCGACGATGGCTCACTATATTGGACTTGATATACGATTTGGAACACCGGAGAGAATATAATAACATTTCATATTCTTCTTAAGGCTATGAATCTTCACTTTGGGCTCCTCAAGATCTTTGGTTCTCAAATATTTTGGATGTGCCTATCGATGAACTCTGCGTCGATGACATAGTTTATTCAATAAGAAAAGCTGTATCTCTGGATGGACGAATTACACATAATTGACTAAATTGGATATGGTTATCGAAAAAAATTGGGTTTTATCCAGTTGTGAAAATATACATTATAGAAAAGAATAAAATAAAAAATATGCAGTAACGGCATTATACATAAACCAGGAGAAAAAATGAATTACGAACGTGTTACATACCAAGAAATCAAATTTTCGTTTTTAGATAGTTGCTACAGCTATTGTCGCCATAAAGTGAAAGATATTAAGAAAGGAGGGCCAGGATGGGCCGAGGGGGAGCATGAAATAGGGTATGCATATGAGCAGTTTGAAAATGCATACGACTTACCTATTGAAAAACTTATGCTTGAGGTTGTTGCTCTGATTTTTTGGGGAGGGCGTTGTTCCGAGCATTCTTATATTTTACATAAAAAGGCGATTGATCGAATTTTATCTGAAATAAATCTTGATGTATTGGTGTCAATATTAGGTGACGATGAGAGACAAGATTTTCTTGGCGATATTGAATTACTTTTGTTTTAG